GCGACAACTTACGTTTGAACATCGTATGTACTCCGGCGGGTGTTTGGTTGAACGATTTGCTTGATGCAATATTCGCGGTTTGCCGGCCGACGCTCAACGATTCGCCCTTGTCGTGTTCCTGCATACAAACGCCGGCCATGCGCGCGTGCGCGAACGACAGTTACGCTTTCGGCATGCTCAATACCGCCGACAATCCGATCATCGAAATCGACCCGCGTAAGTCCGCGCGCGCCCTGTTTTTTCAGGGCTGGCGCGTGTCGTCGATCGCACGTCACATGGGTATCAAGCGCGCCACGGTCGAGGCGTGGAAACAGCGCGACGGATGGGCCAAGGCCAACCCGATCGATACCGTCGAGTCCACGATCGAAATGCGCATGAACGCGCTGATCGCGAAGGACCACAAGGACGGCGGCGACTACAAAGAGATTGACCTGTTAGGGCGCCAGCTCGAACGCGTCGCGCGTATTCGTCGATATGGCGAAACGGGCAAGGAAGGCGACTTGAATCCGAACATCGCCGCGCGCAATGAAGCCCCGAAACGCAAGCCAGCGAAAAACGAATTCAGCGATGAGCAGCGCGACCGGTTGCTCGAAGCATTCCGCGACTCGCTTTTCGACTATCAGAAGGTTTGGTTTCGGAACGGGCATCAGCGCACGCGAAACATTCTCAAATCGCGGCAGATCGGCGCTACTTGGTACTTCGCGCGCGAAGCGCTGGCAGACGCGATCGATACCGGCCGCAATCAGATTTTTCTGTCGGCCAGTCGCGCACAGGCGCACGTGTTTCGCCAGTACATCACGCAGTTCGCGCGCGAGGCGGCCGACGTCGAATTGACCGGCGAGCCGATCGTGTTGCCGAACGAGGCGATTCTGTACTTTCTCGGTACGAATGCACGCACCGCGCAGAGCTACCACGGGAACTTCTATTTCGATGAGTATTTCTGGGTTCCGCGATTCAAGGAACTGAATAAGGTCGCGTCCGGCATGGCCATGCATAAGCAGTGGCGCAAGACGTATTTCTCGACCCCGTCGAGCGTCGGACACGAGGCGTTCCCGTTCTGGAACGGCGCGCACATCAATCGCGGCCGCGCCAAGGCTGACCACGTTCACTTCGAAGTCACGCACAAGGCGCTGTCGCGCGGCAGGCTTTGCGAGGATAGGCAGTGGCGGCAGATCGTCACCGTCGAGGATGCGGCGCGCGCAGGCTGCACGCTGTTCGACCTTGACGAACTGCGGCACGAGTACAGCGCCGAGGAATACGCGAACCTGCTGATGTGCCAGTTCATCGACGATACGGCGTCAATCTTCACGCTCGCGAACCTACAGCGCTGCATGGTCGATTCATGGGAGCTATGGGAGGACTTCAAACCACTGACGGCCCCCTCTCGCCCATTCGGATATCAGCCCGTCTGGGTCGGCTATGACCCCGCGCTGTCGGGCGACAGCGCGGGCTGCGTCGTCGTTGCGCCGCCTGTCGTCGACGGAGGTCCGTTCCGCGTGCTCGAAAAGCACCAGTGGCGCGGTATGGATTTCGAGGCGCAGGCGGCCAGCATCAAGAAAATCACGGAACGATACCGCGTCGACTATATGGCGATCGATACGACGGGCATCGGCCAGGGTGTGTATCAGCTCGTGAAGCAGTTCTATCCGCGAGTGGTCGCGTTCAACTATTCGCCCGAGGTAAAGGGCCGGCTCGTGCTCAAGGGGCTGTCTGTCGTCGGCAATGCGCGACTGCAATTCGATGCCGGCTGGACGGACATGGCCGCCGCTTTCATGGCGATCAAAAAGACCGTGACGCCGAGCGGCCGCAACGTCACATACGAGGCATCGCGCAGCGAGGAAACGGGCCACGCCGACCTTGCATGGGCGGTCCTGCACGCGATTTCGAACGAGCCGTTAGAAGGCACTGCGGCACGCAAAAAAGGAAAGGTGGAGATTTACTCATGAAGAAACACACGACGCGCGCGCAGCACGCGAACACTACCCCCAGCGCGGCCGACGCGTCGCGGCCGGCGCAGTCGACCGCATTCACGTTCGGCGATCCTATGCCTATCATGAGCCGGGCCGAGTTGCTCGACTATGCCGAGCTCGTGACGATCAACGGATGGTACGAGCCGCCCGTCAGCTTCGCGGGCCTGTCGAAAATCTTCCGATCCGGCACGCATCACGCGTCGGCGATCTACTTCAAACGGAACGTGCTCGCGTCGACGTTCATCCCGCATCCGCTGATGAGCCGCGAGTCGTTCCGACGCTGGGCGCTCGACTGGCTGATTTTCGGCAACGGGTATCAGACGCCCGTGCGGAATCGCATGGGCGGCGTCATGCGCTACGAGCCGCCGCCGGCGAAGTACATGCGGCGCCGTACTGACCTGCAAACCTACGTGCAAACGAACGGCTGGCAGGCCGTGCACGAATTTGACCCTGGCTCCGTCCATCACCTGATCGAAGCGGACGTGAATCAGGAAATCTACGGCGTCCCGGAATATCTCGGTTCGCTGCACGCGGCGATGTTGAACGAGTCGTCGACGCTGTTTCGTCGACGCTACTACGAGAACGGCAGTCACGCCGGCTTCATCCTGTACCTGACCGACGACAAGGCCGAGCAGGACGATATCGACGCGCTGCGCGATGCGTTGAAGAGCGCGAAGGGACCGGGCAATTTCCGGAACCTGTTCTACTACGCGCCGGGCGGGAACAAAGACGGGATGCAATTGATTCCCGTATCGGAGGTGGCGGCGAAAGACGAGTTCTTCAACATCAAGAACATCACGCGCGACGACTTGCTCGCCGCACATCGTGTGCCGCCGCAATTGCTCGGCATCGTGCCGAGCAACACGGGCGGATTCGGCGCCGCCGATACGGCGGCCCGTGTGTTCGGTCGTAATGAAATCACGCCGCTACAGGCGCAGTTCACTGCGTTTAACGAGTGGGCGGGCGATGAGATTGTTCGCTTCGCTCCGTATAGCATCGATGCAGCGTGAGTAGCCAAGTCGCCCAACATGGCATCCAAAGGAACGCACGCGGTCGTCGGTTTTTCTGTATGCGATGTGGCGTGCTCTGTGGAAGCAAGTCGGTCGTCATTTAGTGCTGGTCGGACCTTTTGCTATCCCGGACGTGCGAGTACCAATTTCGCAAGGTGACCGGTTCCATCCACGCTTGCATTCTTCCGATTTCTCGCTCGACGAAATCAAGTGCGCGCTGAATCTCGATAATTTCCTCGACACGATGCGGGTCGACTGATGCGTCCAACATCATTCTCCTGAGCTTCTGCCGTTGCTCCGCAAGATTGCTCAACTGCTGTTCCAACGTTGACCCCCGATAGTCGTCAACGAGAATCGGCCGTCCCTCGTGTGAATCAATTAGGGCGTGAAAGCGCGACCATGCAGTTGGTACGGCGTCGTTGTCCGGACGCGCGTGGCTAGAGGCGGACTCGTCAAACAGCCATTGTTGCTCGAAATTGGATTCGCGCTGCAATTCGTCTCGAATCTCCTTGGCCTCTTCGATTGAGGATTCCGGTAATTGTTGATCCAGAAACGCAGACGCATACCTCATAAATTGATCGCATTGATACATGTGCAAGGGCACGTTCGCAACGTCATGTAGCTCTTGCCGCAGCGCTGGTAACGGACCTATTGTCTTACCGCCAACCCTCTGCCACCAGTCGTCTTTGACATCGTCGGTGACAAAAATAATTGCGGTTTTTGCTGTCGCGGCCTTTTCTAACACTTCCATCCACAAAATTGCATCGCCATATTGCTGGATGCCGCCCTTTTCCTTATCACGCAGGCCCGGTGGAGTCGAGCTCTCAAATCGAGCCTTCGCCTTCGCAATAAGGCTGTCGTATGCGGCAGCTTCCGGCTTTTCGCCAATCCTTCCCTCGAATACGCCAGTTAGTCGCTCTAGGACCGGATCTTGTCCTGTTATCCAGTCTGGGTGTTCATTTTCCTGCTTCTCTAGATCTGCCTTCAATCCCCAGAACGTTTCATCTAACGCTTTGGAAATTTCCTCCACGTTAATTCCGGGATGTCGTCGAAATCCGTTTAAGATCGTACCCAATTCGGCCCGAGCCTTTTCAAGCTCATTTCGAAGCTTGGAATATCCAGAAATTGCCGTACTCATTACCTGAATTCTATTTTGAAAGAATTAAAGCCCGACTTGATACGGAATCCAGACTCTGCTGGCCAATGCCTCTAACGTCTGAATAAAAGTCTCGCGCGTGCCGTCGGTATATCTATAGAGATTCAGTAATGCATTTGCATCGAAAACGAACGTGCCCTCCGCCCACATCCTGTCGATTTCTTGATGCGTTGGTCGATAGTGCCCCGGAAATACTTGCTTCATTTTATCCCCCTCATTCCCTATATGCTGACGTTCATGGGAGTCGTTGCGTCCCAACGCCTCCGAGACATGTCGTCAGGCGTGTGCGGCCCGTTCCAACACTTCCCGAGCCGCCCGCCCTAGCACCTCTTCCGACCACTGATTTACGCTCTCGCCTGCAACCGCCGCTGCAACGCCGACGGCAGCGTGCGTCTCCGGATTGAGGCGCAGCATCAGCTTTCCAGACGCCGGCTTTTGCGGCGACCGCCCCATGCGTTCGCACTCTGCGAGATAGTGGTCGACGGCCGCATGAAAATCCTCTTTCAGCTCGGCGACCGTCTCACCGTGAAAGCTGATCTTGTCGTCGACACCGAGCACATGCCCGACAAAAATATTATCGCGGCCGTCGAAATCGACGCGAGCGTAATAGCCCTTGTACGTCATTGCGTTGGTCATGGCTTTATCCCCATTTCGTTGAACCAGTCGCGCACATCCTCAACCTGATAGCGCTTTTCCTCTTTGCCCGGATGCGGGCGATGCAGGTATCGGCGCGTTCCGTTCAGCTCGAAGGCGATGCGCGACCCGGCGCCTTCGTGAATGCTGCCGCCCAACGCGACAACCAAAGCTTCGATATCCGCGAACACGATGCCGCCCAAGGTCGGCTTCGTATAGATCGCGGTCAGCGTGCGGGCGTGTTTCGTTTTCATGGGATCATGATAGCACATTTTGATATCATTTGATATCGAATGATTGCAGATTCCGCTATCACCGCTTGATGGTCGGCTACGCGATAGCGGGCCGCTGGCGCCGCCGGGCGCGCGGGCGGTGCGCTGACACTCCTGCACGGTCACGAGCCCGGCAGAGGGGCGGAAATCGCGCGGCCGGGCCGGGTTTGCCGCCGGGGCTGGCGCGCGAGCATCCGACCCCGCGCCCGGAAAATCGCAGTCCCCTCCCCGCCTGCCCGCCTCTCTAAATGGGTCGTTTTTGATGCGCCGGCCGCCAACCGCGTAAACGCCCGCCGGCGCGGGGTTTCAGCGATTTCATATGATGGGAAATTGATGCGGTTTGGTGCGTAAACATGACGAAATAACGCGCCGGCCTGTGACCCCGGCCAGCGCGGCCGGATTTATCCGTCGCGGTGGGCCGTCCGGCTCTCGAATTCATCGATCAGCCGCGACGCGCCGAGCGCCAGCGCGGCGTTCCGCGACACGCCCGACGCCCTCGCGACCTGATCGACGCGGGCGAGCAAGTCAGGATCGATATCGATACTGATTTTGACCTTGGGCCGCCGCGCGGCCGGCTTGTCGCTCGGCGTTGCTGGCGTCTCGGCTCGCGCATCGGGCGCACCGGCGATGAAAGCGTCGATCGCCGCGTCGTCACGGACGGCCGGCTTTCTCGAAATCGTCATTTGAACCCCTTTCTAATAGATATCGTTTCGATACCGTGTCGATATCTGTTCGATATCGACACGGTATCCATTAGCGGGCGGCCGCCTGCACCACGCCGAACACGGCGTCTTGCAGACGTTCGATTTCCGCACACGCGACCGGATCACGGCGCGGCATTTCCTCGACGTGCAGGCCGGCCGCGCTCGCGTTCGCGAACGCCTTGCGGCGGTGGATTCGGTACGGCAGCAGTTCCAGGCTCTCATAGCTGGCGATCACCGACTCGGCGTCGCGGTTGTCCGCGCCCTGCACGTCCGCGCAGTTCAGGAACGCGCACGCGCGCAGCGAGCGCACCTTGCGCGCTTCGTCGAGCAGCTTCGCCATGTCGTCGAGCGCCCAGACGTCGAACGAGCGCGGCATGACCGGCACGAGCACCACGTCGGCGGCCATCATGGCCGCGCGAAACGCGCTCGAATCACGGCCGCCGGCGTCGACGACAACATGATCGAACTGCCCGGCATGCTTCGCCAGCTCCGCATGCAGTTTTGCCCCGTCATCGTAGGCCGCCGCCGCGATCGCAGGCTGCTGCCCGTATGCGCGTGCAGCCATCGCCGACGCGCTCGACTGCTGGCGATCGCCATCGACGAGCCACACACGCGCGCCGGCGGCCGAAATGCCGGTTGCAAGCTGTACCGCGATCGTCGATTTGCCGACGCCGCCTTTCGGATTTCCCACGACAACAATCATTGCTCACCCCTATATAGAAACGATATCTACTCGATATCGACGCGATATCACCCCGGTATCGCGTCGATACCGCCTCATTGCGCGGCCGCTATACGTCGAGCCGCATCTGTCCGCCCGCTCGTGTCCGCGGTTGCGGCGGTTCAGCGGGCGTCATTTCGAGTCGTGCGCGGTAGGTATGCCCGCACACGACGTTGTCGCACTGGTAGTCGATTTCCCACACGAGGGGATCTTTCTGTTCCAGCGATCGCGCGATGCCGCGCGCGCCGCAATGCGGACAGGCAATCGTGAACCTCATCGCGCGCACTCCATCAGGCCGAGCGACGTGCGCGAATCGACGTAACCGTGCAGGCGCGTCGACGGCCGCACGTCGAGCGCCACGTCGGCGCGCGGGCACGAGGCCGGCGACAGCGAATACAGAATCTCGAGCCCGGCCGGCGACCGGAATTCGCACGCGTCGCACACGAAGTAGAGGCGCCGCATCGTCGCGGACATGCCTTCCGTATGGCGTGCTTCGATCTCGTCGCCGCAGCACGGGCAATCGATGGTCATTCGTGACATGGTTTTCCTCGCTCTACAGGTTCCGTTGACCCCGTTTCGCGTCGCTCACGTCCCCGCTGACGCTGTTTCCACTGCCGCGCGCTGCGCGGGCGCCCGTATCGGCCACCCCTGACCGATCCGACCGCGTACAGTTATTGACACCAGTCCAAGGGCGGGCGGCTTCGCCGCCGCGCCGAACCACCCGCCATTCGTACCGCGTCGACGGTACGAAAATCTTCGTCTCGCGCGTGTACGCGCAGAGCCCGTCGACGATGCGCGCGACGCCGATCGCCTCGACGCCGTGCGGCACGCGCACGGGCGCGATGCCATAGCGGCCCTCGCGATGCTCGACGGTATGGCGCACGTACACCATTCGCGCTTCGCCGGCGATGCCGCCCATCGCGCGCGAATATTCCGCCCAATCGGCCGCATGGTCGTCGGTCTTCTGAGCGGCCAGCCACGCAGCGCGAATGCACGGGGCCTCTTCCTCGCTCGGCAAGTCCTGTTCTTTCACGCGGCGCAGCTCACGCCACACGCCGACCGGCGCCCCGCCGAACTGCTGGAACTGTCGGATGCCCCACAACGCCGCCCACGCCTCGACGCGCTGCGACGGCGTGATTTCGTCGCCGTCCCACATATCCGCCTGGATCACATAGCCGTCCTGCGTCTTGTGCTCGCCGACCGCATGCCCGTCGATATTCTTGCTGATGTATTTCGCGACGTAACCGACGGCCGAACCCTTCGTGCGGTCGATCATTTCGAAGCGCACGCGATGAAGTTGCGCGCCGGGTTCGTTGCCGGAATCCCGCAGACCGTGTTTGCGCATCACTGCGCAAAACCGCTCAACCTTGTCGGCGAACACTAGGCCGTGCCAGTGCGGGCAACCGTCGTGATGCGGCTCGGCAACGCGGACAACCGCAGCCATGTCCGTTCCGACGTGTCGTGCACGCTGTTCCTGTGCGAGCCGGACGAATACGACGGCGGCGAGCTGGTCGTCAGCGACACCTACGGGGAACACGAGGTCAAGCTGCCCGCCGGCGA